AACTCGAAAATGCAGAAGCGATTACTTTGTCTGGTCAAGTTTCAATTCGTTGGATTGAAGATCGGATGAATAATTATTTAAACAAAATACTTAAAACAAAGGATGAAGATTATGTTATTGCTGTTGATACTGATTCTATCTATTTGCATCTGGGCCCTCTGGTCGAGATTATATACAAAGAACGAGAGAAGACTACTGAGGGTGTTGTTGGGTTCCTTAACAAGATCTGTGAAATGGAATTTGAAAAGTATATTTCGAGTTCTTACGAAACGTTGGCCTCGTACGTCAATGCGTACGAGCAGAAGATGTTCATGAAACGTGAGAATATTGCTGATCGTGGAATCTGGACTGCTAAGAAAAGATACATCTTGAATGTCTGGGATAGTGAAGGTGTTCGTTATGCGGAACCTAAACTTAAGATGATGGGTATTGAAGCAGTTAAATCTTCGACGCCTGCACCTTGTCGTCAGATGATTAAGGATGTTCTCAAACTTATCATGACAAAGACAGAAGATGATGTCATTGATTTCATTGAAAAATGTAGAAAAAACTTTAGATCATTACCACCAGAAGAAATATCATTTCCAAGAACTGTGAGTAATGTTAAGAAGTATCGAAGTGTCAATGCGATCTATGAAAAGGGAACACCAATTCATGCTCGTGGTGCTCTTCTTTTTA